GGACCGGCATGGTCATGGTGCCGTGGATCGGGATCACGCGGGCGTTTGGCCGGACCTTCGCGATGTTGCGAAGGAGGCTAACAAGCTCGCGAGACTGCTCTTCAGGCACGAGGAAACCACCGGAGGTGCCGACGTTCTGGACGAGCGCGGCTTGGAAGTCGAGCCGGCCGTCATCCGGATAAAGATGACGTGCCATCTCTTGCGCGGTGCCGATGTGACCTCCGGCCAGCGCCCAAATTTTCACATATCTCGCGAAACCGATTCCAACCTCCTCGAAGGGCTGACGCTGCGCCTGGAAGTGTCCGGGACCGTTGGTCTCGTAGTAGTTGGACGTGGCAACGGCGGAACCGCCCTTGGTCTTGCGCACCACCGGACCGCCGGTCATGAACTGGCCCTCGCGTGCCTCGATGGTGAGCGGCTTCGCGAGCGAGGCCTTGATCTCCTGGACGCGCGTGGCGCGCTTCACCTGGCCATCGGTGGCCTGGTACTGCTTTTCCAGGTCTTCCATGCGCGAGGTGATCGCCTCGTCTTCGGCGTCATCCTTGGGCTTGCGATCACCGAGTGAGACGATTTCTTCGCCGAGGGCCAGCAGCTGCGCCCTCAGGTCATTGAGCTCTGCCATTGCAGGAGCCTCCGAGGTGGTGTCCGAACCAGGACCGCAGCGCACTGCATGATCCGGGGCGGACCCCCCGAATCGGCCATTTGAGGATTTGAAGCTGCGCGAGCATCAGGCGCTCTTAAGCGCAGCTTTCTTGATCTGGGCGAGGATGACTTCGCGCCGGCGCCAGTTGGCGCGCTTTTGACGGTCTTCGTCGGTCAGCTGGATGACTGGGGCTGCCTGCACAGGAGGCTCGTCCGCTTGCTTCGCGATCGCAGCCGCATTGGCGTTTTGAGCCAAAACCGCGACCGGCGTATGCCGATAGCCGAACTTGTCGAAGGAGATCGCATTGGCCTTCAGCTCGAGGCCATCATCGATCCTATCGCAGAAGCCCATCTGGGCCGCTTGCTCGGCGGTGAGCCAAGTTTCCTTCGTCATCAGATCACGCACGCGACTCTCGTCTTGACCGCTACGCTGAGCGTAGACACGCACCATCTGCTTAGTCATGGTGTCGAAGCGGTCGAGGATGTCCCGCAGATCGCTCTCGGTTGCGGTCATGTACCCGGAGACGCTGGGCATATGCAGCATGAGGTGGCTACCCGGAGCCATCACGATTTCGTCTGCGGCCATTGCCAGGTAACTAGCCGCGCTTGCAGCAACGCCATCGATCCGCGCGGTAACGGTACCCTTGTGACGCTTCAGCGCCGCATACATGGCTTCGGCTTCAAACACACTGCCGCCGGGACTGAAGATCGCGATGGTGATGGGATCGGTAGGCTTGATCTGACGCAAAGCCTGAACCAACGCCTTAGCCGTCGAATCGCCTTCGCCGATTGGCTCGTAGACGAGATATTCAATCATTGCCATCGTCGCCTTAGGCGGCTCGCCGCCGTGCATCTTACGCCATTCGGAAAAACACATCGCCGCCGCTTGTTTCGATCGATCAGCAGGCGTCTTGCTCGTCTCCGTGCCCGGATACGCTTCCGCGGCGCAACGATTCATAAAATCGCGCTGGGATTCGCCATGCTTTGGGCTCGGGAGCGGGATGGTCGGCACTCCAAAGAGTTGTGCCGAAAAGATGGAACGCAAGAGCAGGCTTAGTCAATAGCATTAAGCCATTGATTTTATTCGGCTTCGCCTTTTGAGCGAAAGGCTAGGTGCCGTCTGACCGATTGCGACGGCGTTTTTGTGGTCGCAGCGGGTCCGATTCACCCCAGCCGTCTTCGCGACCTTCATCCCGGATTGCCTCTCGAATGCGGTCCTTATCGACGCCCAAATGCTTGCCAATCCACCGCCATGACATACCGGTGCGGCGATAGGCTGTTCCGGCAAGTTTTTGCCATTTTAAGTCCATTTTTAGCGCTTTTTGAGGATATTTCGCCGAATTTGCCGTGCTCTGCGCTCCATTCGGAGCATTCTGAACTCCATTTGTTGCAAAAAATCGCCAAATTCAACGGTTTCTACGTACTTCTTCACGCGTCGGACGATCTCGGCCTCATCAGCCGGTGGCGCAGCGCGGCCTCGTGCTCCACGCAAGCCTGCAATACCTTCGCGGCCCAGAGGACCTCGCTCTCCGAGCTTACCGTCGCCATCGCGGCCACGAAGACCAGGTCGTCCCTCGAGACCCTCACGCCCTCGAGAGCCCATCTCTCCAGAGGATCCATCTCGACCATCTCGGCCAGGCTCGCCTTGATCACCTACCTCTCCTCGCTCGCCAATTTTCCCAGGATCGCCCTGACTTCCATGATCTCCAGGCCAGCCCCTCGGGCCAATGCTTCCACGATCTCCGGAGTTGCCGCGAATACCTTGAGGACCTTCTGCGCCTTTGGATCCAGGCTCTCCGCGATCTCCGGCATGTCCTGGCAGACCTTCAGTGCCAGGCCGACCTTCCGGTCCTAGTGGACCGATTGGTCCCGGCACACCTCTTGTTCCCACTGATCCAGGAAGGCCTTCAGATCCGCGATCTCCAGGCCTGCCGCTAGGGCCAGCGAGGCCACGGTCGCCAGGCTTGCCAGGATGACCTTCATGACCCTCGGCGCCTCCGGATCCACGTGGCCCTCGATCGCCAATTGCTCCGCGCTCGCCAGCCAATCCTCTAGTGCCTGCGTCACCACGGTCTCCTTTTAAGCCAGATGGGCCAAGATCTCCGCGAGGCCCTGGCACTGGCGCCGGAATGCTTGCTCGAATTGTCTGCTCGAGCCGCGGCAAGAGCAACGCACTCAAGCGCTCATAATCGATACCAGGCGCAGCCGCACCATCCCGACCACGGAAGATCGGATCGGAACGCACCTCCTCCCGCAGATCGTCAAGGAACTCCTCGGCGAGACCGGCAAGAATCGCTATCGGAACAGCGCTATCCATGGCTCTCGCGAAGCGTGTCAGGCGTGAGCGTGTCCATTGGCTCGCTTAGCCTCACGCTGGGTCCTGAGCCCTTTCAGCAAGGCCGCCGCTTCCTGATTGGCCTGCTGCGCCGGGTCCGGCGGTGGGGTCACGCCTTCAGGCTGCATGTTGTTCGAGTAGTAGTAGGTGTCGCCGCCTTCTCGTGGCGAATCACCTTCTTTGATCCTGATCTCGTTAGCGTTGTAAATGCCGTGCTGGATCGCTTGAGTGTAAATCTGCCATCGATCCACCGGCCGCGCTCGGGTGAACGCAGTCAAATCGTGTTCCACATCAATGTAGGTAGCCTCGCGCGCCACAAGCAGCTTGCGGGTGTATTCAGCTTCAAAGTTAGCGATGATGGGCACGAGCGTGTTATCCGCGTAAGACGCGGCCTGCTCCTGGATATTGCTCGAGATCGTCCTATCGAGGTCAGCAAGCCGATAAGGCGGGATTTGCAGGATACGACAGGCCTCTAAGACACTAAATTTCCTCGCGAGAATGAGCTGAGCGTCCTCGGCAGTCTGCGAGATCTTCGTGTAGTCAAGGCCTTCCTCGAGGATCGCTGTCCTGGCGCGGTTCGCCAGCCCAGAGTAACGGCTCTCCCAAGATTTCCGCAACCGATCACGCGCGGGATCACTCAGCTTACCAGGGTGTTTAAGAACGCCGCCGACGTCGGCGTTGTTGCTGAACAAGAAGCCAGTGTATCTGTCGATCGCGATACCGTTGCCGATTGATTCCCGGTTCATGAGCACCGGGCTCAGGCCCCAAAGACCTTGCCACGAGATCGGGTATTTGACGTGGATGACCTCAGATGCTGGGAACAGCGCCCCGGTGGTGCCAAACATATCCCGATGAAGCTCATTGCTGAAATTGATGTAGTAGAACACCTCGCCACCGCCGAACCAGATCGCCACGCGCGGCGCGTCGACCGGGATCAGCGAGGAGGCGCGCCCGCCGCCCTCGCGCCGGATCAAAGCGAACGCATTGCCATTTAGCACCAGCTGCGTGACCATGACCGCACGGAAATCGAAGTCGGTCATATACGTATTCGGATTACCTAACAGCCTGGCAATCGGATGGTTCCGATCCTCACGCCGGCCGCCGTCCGCAGACACACGGAATAGCTGGCATTTACACTTCGCGATGTCGCCCGCGAGGATGGCTACCCCAGCGAAGATCGGGGTGGACTGAAGAGCCGAGTACCAGTCGACCTTGATGCTCGAGCTCGTAGCGCTGCCGCCGAGCGCGTCAATCAGCCACTGCTGCGGAGCACCAACGCCGGACGGCGCGCCCAGATCGGAACTCTGAGCCCGAAAGATTGAGAGTAGGCGGTCTGTTAGCTTACCCATAGCCTGCATATACGCCTAGCCAACGAGAATGAAAAGCACCCTTGACAACGACGAGGCAGCATGCCACATATCGCTGCGACGAAACATTCCAACGGAAACAGAACGCAATGACCAAAGCCGAGTTCTACGCCGTTCGCAAACGCCTTGGCCTGACCCAAACCCAGCTAGCCGAGATGCTTAAGCTTGGCAAAGGCGGGCGACGCACGATCGGCCGCTGGGAATCCGGC